TACACACTTACTCCTAAAGGTATTTCAAATTTTGATAATCTATTTTTCCACTTCCAAAATGATTCTCCATGATCTGAACGATATAAATGCATCCATTGCCATTGATGAACCATCTCATGTGCTAACACAAAAAGAAATTCATTCTTATTAATAAACCTGTCTGCAATAGAAAGAATAGCATATATCTTTCCATCATATTCCTCAAATGGAATATGTTCTGCATGACAGCCTTGCTTTCGTTTTATTTCTATTTCATGGAATGGATATATTTCATTCTTAAATACTTCTTTGTTTAATATATTGAACCAACGTGTAATAAGATGTTTAGTTGGGAAAAAGGTTTTTATTTTTTTGTTTTCTTTATATGCTCTGCCCAAATTTGTTTCATAACTTCTCACCTCTTGAATAACAGGATTTTCTTTTGAAACGTACATCAATCCTCCTTACTTGTATCTATTAGGCCTACCTCCATTAGAGCGTTTTGCATAAACGGTAGCACCTGATTCATTTCTATTAGTTGCAGAAATATCTGCTTTGAAATCTCTGCTAACCTCATACTCACAAGACAATATTGTACCAAAAAAATTACCTACATACTTTCCTCCATCCCAATTTAATTTAAAATGATGATCGTCCTCATCAACCAAATCAACTTTAATATGTTTTTCTTTGAAAGCTTCAACTACCATTGCTTCGTTATCATATAATTTCTTTCTGCCAGACTTTACACTAACAGTAGTCTTTAAACTTTCACCATCTGTTGTAACACCTATGGACATTGTTATGCTCCTTTTTCTTTATACAAATCTGGAAATACTTCCAATACTAATTTTGATGTTAGACCTTTTACTTTAAGTTTCTTCTTCAACATTTCCATATAAACAAAAGATTCTGATGGATGCATACTCTCTAATATTTGAATCAAAATCTGTTTCAATCGTTCAGGCTTTACTCCTTTTGCAGCTGGATGTCCTGTCACAAAAATAGAACACCTTGGTATTTCACGATAAAGATTATTCTCATTTAAACCAATCGGTGCATCGTTTGGTGTAAAGTCTGGTTGTTCTGTTATTGCCCACTTTACATTTGGGTCATATGCACCTCTCAAAATATGTTGAAGTATTGGAACATTTTTATACTGTTCTAATATTTCTTTTTTTTCTTTTTTAGTCTTTACTGCTTCGATCTTATTAAAAATCTCGGGTATCGTTTCTGTAAATCCATCTTGTACCATTAGAAATCTCCTATAGTTTCAATTAACATTTTCAATCTGTTCTTCACAAAATAATTTAGTAATCCACTTCTACTTGGAACTATTTGTGTATTGTACTGTTCCAAAATATCAAGTGTCATTGGAGGAGGAATAAACTCAAAATCTATTAGCTCTTGGTTTCTATCCCAACCATGTACCATACCATTATCACAAAAATCTTCACGGTCTTGTTGTAACCAGACAGCAACTTTCTTCTTTGAAATTGGTTTTTGTCGTACACCCTCAACAATACAATCATCAGCTGATAAGATATTTGGAATACCATCTCCCTTATCACCACGAATAATATGCTCTTTCAAATAAGTCGCTGCATTAATTCCCTTCAACATCTTTCCACGCATAGGGGAATATTGTCTTATCTTCTTATATTTATACAACTGGTTAAAGTCCTTATCACTAGAAACGATTAAAGACTGCTCTTTTAACGTATTATCTGCGTATTTAGCTAAGACTGCTATCACATCATCCCCTTCTGCGTGTGGGACTTGTATCACTTTGTATGGAAAATGTGTCTTTAGTTCTCCTACAATCCGAGATATTGTGTCAAATAATGCCGACCAATCCATACCTTGTTCTTTGTTCTGCTTCTCTCTTTGGACTTTTCTATGAGCCTTATAATATGGAAAAGCTATCTTCCTCCAACTAGAAAGATGATCTGTACATATAACCATCTCACCATACTTGGCTTTATGTTTAGTCCTATATGAGCGAATGCTATTCAACACCAAATGGCGAATAAAGTCCTCAGAAAATCTTTCCTCATCTGGAACTTTAGATGCCACCATAATACTACCAATAATTATATTACTGAAATCAAGTAAAATCATATTACCCCATTATCTTGATATTCCAATACTTCTATATTAGTAATAGAATCCATGCGAAATGAACGCCACTCACCTTTATTTATATCAAATACAGGTAAGACTTCTTCGTTCTCTTTACGATTGTTTGAATCTGTTGGAGGAATAATATGTTCTTGTAACGAACAATCCATTACTCGCTCCTCACCATTTACTTTCGTAAATGTAATCCTCATAGCTTTCATTTGTAAATTCTTAATCAATGTATCTCTTTTCATTAATATACTCCTTCCACTCTAGTTACAAAATTGTCTGGTGTTAGTAAAACATCAACCAGCATATCATTTTCAATCTTACCACATACTGCACTTGTTTTAAACTTGTATGTATCTTCTTTAGATATAACTACTCCTTTTGTTTTTGTTAATTTTCTAACAATACCACGAGCCATCTTTTGTGCAGAATCTTCTGTGACTAAATCTTTATTGCTCACTTTTCCTCCTCTACAAAAAATGTATCTTCTTCAATCTTGCCGGTCATCAGTCCTTCAGAAAATGGTTCTTTCGTTTTATCAACAACTATACCAAACAATGAACGATCTCCACCTTCCAATTTTTCCATCTGTTTATCCACAAATGGAATAACATCATCTTCAACAATATTAATTGCACCACCAAACCCTTCACTAATTGTTTCGGCTACTCGATTCCATTCTTGTTTCACAATTTCTGAATTAGTTTTTCCATCAGTATCCACAAAAATCAATACACCCATAAGATAAATTAAAACTATCAACATTAATGTTTTAAGTTTATTCCACATTTTAGAATACTCCTAATAGTATAGTTTGGGCATTAATACGACCCGTCATAGTTTGCTCTTTAGTTTTCATATTATTCAACTGCTTTTTCAAAGAGCGTTTAGTTAAGACACTCAATATGTCTTTTGGTTTCCTAGCAGTTTTCTGGACTGATGTATCTTCATCAAAATGTTGTATAGTGCAACCCTTAACAGATAGTCCTCTTATTGTATTGACAGCATGGTATACACCAAATGTTTTATATCTGGTATTGTAAACCCATAACTCATTAGCCCCAATAATTTTCTCTGGATTAACACTAACCAATTTAAGTCCAGTAAATTCTTGTTGATACTTTAAAGCCTTAACAAGTCTTGTAGCAGATAATGTTTTCTTCTTGCGTGGTTTGCGTTGTGCTGTAGAGTTCTTAATAATACGATCTAAGTCATCAACGATTATACCATAGAAGTCCATCATCTTTTTATGATACTTTGGTTTCAGGTGACTCCATGCTTCTAATACATATTCATCATCTTTATTATATACATCAACAAGCTCATTATAACAATCAACATAGAACGGCCTCATCTTTCGTGCGTGTGCAGCTTTACATCCAATCTCTAGCATATGATTATATACATCATACTTCATCTTATAATCACTATCAATAAATTCATCCACCTGTCCCTCTACTGCGGAAATGTAATCTTCCACTTTACCCTGTAAACGATCTTGGATACTGATTTTTGGCCGAGATTTTTCTTTAGCTTCTTCTTTTTCTTGTTCAGCCACAATCTCAAGTGAAGGGTCAACCAATGCACCATCAACCAATTTACATGCTCGTGTTGCACCATCAGCACATTTCATAATATCATATAGTTGTTTACTCATTATAAAAACATCCTCCCAATTCCAAAAATTGCTATTGTTATCACCACTACATTTAATATAATTAGATTAGCACTATTTCTCATATAAGCATTAATGATATGTAATGATGAGCCAAATATCTGTACAATAAATATTGTAAGAATTGAAACCGCATCACCATACCATGCCATTAAAACATAGATACTAATAAAACATAACGAACCAATCGTTTCGCAAAACAAACGAAACCGATTATTTTTCCAATCATCTATCAACCAATTTTTCATTCAAACCTCAATTATTACTATATGTCATTGTATATTTTGGTGATTGCACCATAACTTCAGGATACTCAACTTCTTGTTTAGCCATTTCTCTATCATATTTTTCTTTATCAGTTCCTTCACCTTCTATAGAATCCAACCATTGTTCAAACTCATATTTATCCAATTCATAATCTTCCCATTCTTCATCCCAAACACTCATAACAAACCTCCTTTTNTATTTNNANNATACNANCACTTTTTTACAATTTCCAGAATAATTTATCTCACCACCATTAGCAAGACGAAAAAATGAAACACCAAC